TGTTACTTTGCGCGCCTGGATGATGAGCAGGTACAGTCCTTTTGTGATGTTACAGGAGTCACTGGGATCGACTTGGGAGTTAATTGGTTGCGTAGTCTATTCTCCTGGACTACGCTGACATGGAGCTTGCCGCCCGAGCAGTTGACTGCCGAGCGTCATGCTGCCATGCGCGCCCGAGGCTATGTCCCCAAGTTATATATGGGACAAGCTGCGATGTTCGTGAAGGTCGAGGAAGGCATAAATGAACATTGGGATGAGTCCGGAGCATTCTTCGATCAGGCCATTATGTCGGTGCCCAGGCCGCATTGTGTCCGGATTGCTCCAATCCATATAGATATACTCTTGGCATCAGGAAAAGAGATATCTCTTGACCTACGGGTCAATGTTACTCTGATGAATATGGTCTTAAGTCATTGTAACACACCAGAACAGGTTGATACCTATTTTAGGAGGATCAGCCCTCTTGTTTCCACGAAGGATCTCGTGAGAAACAGGCAAACTGTCAAGGCTGCGCTTATGATACTCGGATGCCTGGGAAGCATTTCGGGGGAAGAGCCGCCCCAAGTTTTGATCGACTGTTCGGCTACAGAACGAACGAAACGGCAATACCGTTACCTGCAGAGGTCAAGCCTGAGTTTATCTCTCGCGATGTTGCTGTTGATATTGTTCGGGACCGTCGTATATGCGCCACAAGCTTGGGGCCACATGTCGTCGGCGCTGTTCCACCTCATTTCGATCTTGCTCATCGCCCCACTGCAGTTGATGGGGCTACTAAGCGTCTTGCTACTAGGATGCATAAGAGTCGTCGAATGCTGTCTAAGCGTTTTAGGGAATATGCGCGTCGTATTATCGTGGAGCATTTTGATTGGCTTGATGTCGAGATCAAGACGAGTAAGGAGTGGCTTGACAGCTGGAATCAACCATCTTGGCGTAGGGCCGAGCTTGAGAAGATTCTGGAATCTGGTGATTATTTGGAGGACTCCAAGGATCTGGCTAAGATCGATTCTTTCATCAAGAGGGAGTTCAAGCATGTCACAGGCTTGGAATGCCCGCAACTTGGCGAACCAGAGGAAGCGGACTGCGCAATGCAGCCCGTTAAGCACGCACGTCTCATTAACGCCAGGCGAGACGAGGCCAAACTGCTTTTCGGGCCCATCGGGTCTGCCATGGACCAAGTTGTCTTCAGGAATAAACATTTCATTAAGAAGGTTGCCTGGAAGGATCGGGCGAAAACGATTAGCGATAGGCTTGTCGGTGCTGGCCGCGTATACGCTAACCTTGATTATACTAGCTTCGAATGCTCTTTTGGTTCTGAGTGGATCAGAGATATCGAGGTCTGGGCCATGGAAGAGTGGTTCGAGAATGTCCCTTCCTTCAGGGACATCATTGTCAGGGTGCTTGGACCGGTGCTGGCAGGATTACAATCTATCCG